GGTGCTGACCGAGTACGACGATGGCGGCAATATGCTGTGGGCAAAGATGGCAAAAGTAGACGGCGCCCACATCAAAGAAAACGTCTGGTACACACTCAAAAATGGTGAGTTCACGGAAGCAGAGCCGTAAAAAGCACTGCAAAACCAATTTGAAAGAAAGGAGCATGCCATGCAAAAGCCGAGCCTTACGATAGGCGAATGCGTCCAGATCCTTCGGGACAACAACATCTCAAAGACTGAAAAGGTCTTGGGAGCACAGATCCAGGCGGGGCTGTTTACCAGCTGGGCGATTCCGTCCGTAGGAACAAAAGAGCCTTGCCCTGACATCTCACGCGCCGGTTTTATGGCATGGGTGAAGGACTTTTACAAGCTCGAAAAGGTTTATACAAAGGAGGAACCGAGAGAATGAGAAAGAAACCGATGAATTTTCGACTCATCTTAGCGCTGGACGGGCTGGCTTTGCTGGCAATCATCGGCGCGGTGCAGGTGGTGCGCTGGGTCTGCTCCTGGTTGGCCGTTGCGCTGGCTTACTGGGGCGGCTGGGACATCGCCGAGGCTGCACATGCCGCGCCTTGGATTATTGTTGCATCCACTGCCGGGCTGGCGATGTCGTTTTATGGGATGTATGAGGACAACAAACGGTATAAGCGCAGCGGCTACGGCAAAATCGTCCGCAACTATGCCCGAAACTCGGAGTATCCGCAGGATGAGGAGAAGGGCGCATGAAGCTGGAAGAGTTGATTCGGCAGCAGGCCGAAGAGCACCTGAAAACAGCCACACGGCTTGCAACGGAGTCCGCGCTCACTGGAGACATCTGGCTGCGGGTCATCTGCCGGGAAAAATCAGAGGTCTATAGCGCGGCAGCAGATGGGCTGCTCACAGCCCTCCACGATGCAGAGGATGTCGCACATGGCTGATTACATCCACTATATCACATGGTACACCGTGTACAGCGCCAAGACCGGTGAGGTAGTGGCAGCAGGAACGTCCGCCATGTGCGCTGCGAAGCTTGGATACAAGACCGCCAACAGCTTTGCGTCTGTCGTTGGACACCGGCGCTATGAAAAAAGGCGTCCGTACAAGTACATTTTTGAGCAGGAGCGCATTGATCGTGCGGAGGTTGACTGTCTCCATCCGCTTCGCCGTTACTGCAAAAAGAAAGGCCGGCATACGAAAAGGGAACAGGAATATGAACGGTAGATATATGCGAGCCGCAGAGATTCGCTGGCATAATCGTCAGCCGGAGCGGCTGTGGCACATCCATCGGGATGAAACTCAAAAACAGCAGGCTTCATTCTGCTGCCATGCTTACCATAAAGGGGATCCTGGCAGATGCGATAAACTGGTTTTTGCCGGTTTTGACCCCGTGTTATCAAGTGTGCAGGCTCAGCATTGGGCGGACGAAAACTGGCCGCTTTATGACCATGTCGACGTCTTGGATTCTTCGGGCCGCAAGATTTACGGGAGGTGATACACATGAGTCAGACGTTAGCCCGCAGAGCCCGCATCAAAGACCTTTCCAACAAGGCCGAGGGCATTTTCCAGTACGTCGGGAACGACAATGTGCTGTTCCGGCTCATCAGTACCGGCAACAAGCTCACCAGCGACGTCAACTATGCTGTGGCTCTGTTCACCGGCTTTGCTCGGAGTCATCAGCTGAGTGATTTTGAGACACGCCGCACCATCGATTCAATTTATCGCCGGGTCGGTGAGCTCATGTGCCTTATCGACATCGTTCATGCCGCTGCTGGCGAGGAAATCATGCCTGAACCGTATGAATCCATAGATTTTTGTTACATGACCGAGTACCGCACCATGCTACGGGAGGCCGTCATTCGTGGGATGCCGGACAACTACAAAGGCCCAGCGCAGAACCCCTACACTGTCAGCCTTGTGAAGCCGGGCGTTGGCTACGGCGATGGTTACACACCGGACGAGTACGATGACGATTTCTTTGCCCGTTTCACTCGCCAGGAAGAACCCAGGGACCGGAAGCTCGTTTTCCGTTGCACCAAATCCGAGCTTGACGCCATTAAGCGTTATGCAAATATCATCGATATTAAATTTACCGAGGAGGATATTCACCATGCCTGAGAAAATGAACCAGACCCCTATCGAGATGCTTGACCAACATGTCACCCCGCCCGCAGAGATGCCCGCACCTGCTGCACCTGTCACCCCTGCCCGTCAGAGCTACGCCGAGAAGGTGCAGGGCCTGACCATTGACGAGCGCAACTGGATGCTTGCAAAGTCCAAAGCCGCCGCGATGGCGCAGCTGCCCGAAGGTTTTCTGCCTCAGACCTACACTGGCAATCCCGGCGCGTGTGCCATCGCCTGCGAGATGGCCCTGCGCATGGGCGTCTCGCACCTTTTCGTCATGCAGAACCTTTACGTCGTCCATGGTATGCCCACATGGAGCGGCAAGAGCTGCAAGGCCCTCATCGACAACAGCGGCCAGTTTGCAGGCCGCACTCGCTACCGCATGGAGGGCGAAGAAGGCACCGACAACTGGGGCTGCCGCCTGATCGGCGTGGACAAGCTCACCGGTGAAAAGGTCGAAGGCCCGAAAGTCACGGTCAAGATGGCGAAAGACGCCGGGTGGTGGAACAAGAATGGCAGCTACTGGCCCAAGATGACCGAAATGATGCTCAAGTACCGCGCCGCCGCTTACTTTGCCCGCGCTGAGTGTCCGGAGGTCCTGATGGGCGCAAACATCGACTATGAGGTGGGCGACGGCGACGCCGAGGAAGAGGGTACTGCTCATGCTTAACATCGTAGCATTGATGGGCCGTCTGGTCTACGACCCGGAGCTCAAGACCACCCGGAACGGCACCAACGTGTGCAGCTTCCGCATCTCGGTTGACCGCAGCTTTGCCCGGCAGGGCGAAGGGCGCAAGGCCGATTTTATCGACGTCACCGCGTGGCGGCAGACCGCCGAGTTCGTCTCCAAGTATTTCCAGAAGGGCAGCATGATCGCCATCGAAGGCAGCTTGCAGACCCGTCAGTACCAGGACAAGAACGGCAACAACCGCACAGCTACCGAGGTTCTTGCGTCGCAGGTGAGCTTTTGTGGCGGAAAGGCCACAGAGAAGCCCGCTGTGCATGATTTCGAACAGCAGACGAAAAAACATGTGCGCGAAGCAAACACCGCTCACAGCGCCCAACAGAGGCCTCAGAACGTGCCGGAGTATTCGCAGGGCAGCGCAGACGACTTTTCAGTCATCGACGACTCGGAGGACTTGCCGTTCTAAGCCGAGAGCTGCGCTATCTGGCTATACGGGCGCGCAAAGGAGGTGATTGAGTGGCACAGGACGATAAAAAGTCATTTGTGGCGTATCTGAGCTGGTTCGATGCGCTGGAAGAATACTCCGACGCAGAGGTTGGGCAGTTGATGCGAGCTCTTGCACGGTATGCCAAAACCGGAGAAGAGCCCGAATTTTCAGACCGTGGGATGCGGGGCAACTGGAAATTTATGTGCAGCGACGTAAAACGGGCGTCTGAAAAATGGGATGAAACCCGCAAGAAACGCAGCAACGCCGGAAAACGCGGTATGGCAAAGCGCTGGGGAAAGCCTGAAGACATAACAAAAATAACAAACGATAACAATGTTAATGACGACATAACAAAAATAACTGTAGATGTAGATGTAAATGGAGATGTAGATGTAGATGGGGATGTAGATGTTGTAAAGCGCGATAACACCGCCGCCGTTGATATGGAGTTATCAAAAATCGTCCAGCATTACCAACGTGCTATCGGCGACTTCCCGCGTTCGGCGCTGGAAAAACTGCAAAAATGGCGGCAGGAGTACAGCACGGAGATGATTTTGCTGGCGATCGACAAGGCCGCAGAAGCTGGCAAGCGGTCGTGGAACTACATCAACGGCATCCTGTCTGGCTGGCAGCGGGACGGGATACGCACCCCGGGGGACGTGGCAGCGAATGAGCAGCGCCGACAAGAGCAGCCTCGCGGGAAGCAAGCCACAGAAAGCACCGCAGAAGCATACGCAAATATTTTCAAGGGGGTGAAACCGTGACAGTGGAGATGATGACAAAGCTCCTTGCGGACGCTGAGGCCTATTTTGGACGGCCTCAGACCGCAGAGAACCGCGCAAGCATCGCGGAGATCTGGGCGAACTCATCGCTCAAGGATGTGCCGGATGAGATGGCCTATAAGACATTCCACGAGGCGATTTCGGAGTGCAGCTGGCAGAGCCAGCTTCTCCCGGCGTGGAAAAAGGCCGTCGAAAAGGCCCGGGGTGAGCAGATGCTGGCGAAGCACTGCCTTGCTGCCCGCACCCGGATGCTCAAGTCCAGGAAAGAAAGAAAGCTTCTTGGGCAGGCAAACCAGAACGGAGGACGAAATGCCTAGATACAAAGTCATCGTAGAGTGCAGCGGCCCGCACGGGAACGCGGCGCTTACATACCGCATCAACGCCGCGAGTCAGTTTGCGGCAGAGTTCAGGGCCTGCCAGCTGGCGGGCGATCATTACCCCGAGTATCGGGACATCAAGCCGGTGAGGACGGAGGTGCTGAAAAATGGATGAAGTAAGATTGATTGACGCGAACGCTTTGCACAAGCGCATTGAAATGAACCTTCGCGCCAGCAATCCGGTCACTATTGAAGAATGCTGCTATAAGGATGCCCTGAACAGCGTGGACGAGGCTACCACCATTGACCCGGAGAACTTGCGACCGACGGCAAAGTGGATTATTGTGCGGCGCATGGCAGATGGTGCGGAGTGCAAGTGCGGGGGCTGCGGACGCAAAGAGGTTTTTACAACATTCGACCGGCACACGGAACATGCCTATTGCTGCCGCTGCGGGTGCAAAATGGAGGGCTTTTATAATGACTGAATACATCCGGCGCGAGGCTGTGTTAAAGAGCCTGGAATATACCACGATATGTGAGGCAGGAGCAGAGAATATTATCTCGCTTACCCTCCGTGCGGCACGAGAAAAGGTTGAAAAACTTCCTGTTTTGCGGGGAAAAGACCTCTTTCCCGCATGGCGCGACCCTGAAAAGGACCCTCCGGAAGTCGAAACCGAAGTGCTGGTTTTGTACCGGTGTAATGACTATCTGGGCATTACAACGGCGCACTATGAAAACGGCAATGTTTTCTCCGAGGACAGTGAATGGAATTGGGAAGACCTTCCCGATTGGGGAACATACGACGAAGAACGGGACGACTACCGAATCCCGGAAGGCTGGTGGGAATACCGCCACTTCAACCCGGACGACGTTTACAACAACAAGATAGACTGTCCTGTGGTTGGCTGGATGCCGATGCCGCCGAAGGTGCTGAAAAATGGAGGCGTTGGATGAACACAGACGTAATGTTTAGTAGCGTTACAGACCAATGGTCAACTCCTCAGGATTTCTTTGACGGGCTGAATGAAGAATTTCACTTCACACTTGACCCATGTGCGGATGAACTAAATCACAAATGTGCCAGGTTTTTCACAAAAGAACAAGATGGTTTGGTTCAGAGCTGGGACGGCGAGCGAGTATTTTGCAATCCGCCATACGGAAGAGAAATAGGCAAGTGGGTGCAAAAAGCATCTGAGGCTCACGCTCTGGTGGTGATGCTGCTTCCGGCCAGAACAGACACAAAGTGGTTTCATGACTTCATCTACCAAAAGCATGAGGTGCGCTTTGTTCGTGGCCGGTTAAAATTCGGCGGACAAAAAAATTCAGCACCCTTTCCGTCTATGGTAGTGATTTTCAGATGCAAAAATCAGAAAGAGGTATGCAAAAAAAACGATGATAACTCCGTGTAAAGACTGCCCTGCACGGCACCCGGTATGCCACGACACATGCCCCAAGTACGCCGAGTTTAAGCGCCAGCTGAAAGCGCAGCGCATCTACACCAGCGCGCACCACGCGGCGGAGCGGATCAGCCGCAACGATTTTAACAAAGAAGGATGGATGGGAGGAATAAAGCGATGAAAGTACTTATCGCCTGTGAGGAATCGCAGGAAGTATGCAAGGCTTTTCGGGCAAAAGGCCACGAAGCCTACTCCTGCGATATTCAGGAGCCGTCCGGCGGGCATCCCGAGTGGCATATTCTTGGAGATGCGCTCAAGGCTCTGGAGGGGGGGCAAGTCGTGACAATGGACGGCGTGGCGCATGAATTCGTAAAGTGGGATTTGCTCATTGCACACCCGCCTTGCACACATCTGTCGGTGTCCGGGGCAAGATGGTTCGCGGAAGGGAAAAAGCCACTGAGCCTGAAATTTGAAGCTGCTGCATTTTTCATGAAATTTATCGAAGCAGATATTCCGCATATCGCAGTTGAAAACCCCGTGTGCGTGATGTCTACGCTATACCGAAAGCCGGATCCGATTATCAATCCTTGGCAGTTTGGACACCCGGAGCAAAAGAAAACTTGCCTGTGGCTTAAAAATCTTCCTATCCTTGAGGAAACTGACAACGTGTACGACTATATGATGACGTTACCGCCAAAATTGCGAGAGAAGAATTACTGGATGGGGAAAGGCCACTCAAAAGAACGCAGCAAAACTTTTCTTGGAATTGCAAAAGCAATGGCTGAACAGTGGGGGTGAGCGAATGAGGTACAAGCCCGGCGCTTACATCGTCTCTCTCGACCACCTGATGGGGCAGGAACTTGTTTATTACGGCGGGAAACTGCTCCACAAGGGATGGTTTGGCAACTGGCAGCTGTGGTATGCGAAAACTGAGCTTGCCAGACTGCGCATTCGGGAAGCTGTGAGAACGGAGGAAGAACATGAAGCCGAAAACGAAATCCGAGCTGATGACTGAATGGGCAAACCAGCCGGATCAGCTCAAGAAAGAGCGGGAGGTCAAGGCCATCCGCAACAACGGCGATGGTGAGTGCCGTCTTGGCGTTCCTGACAATTGGGACTTTTGAGGAGGGGACAATATGAGCAAACAACGCCTTATAAACGCAATCCCCGTTGAGGAGGAGATGCGAGAATTCGCCCGGCGCGTTGGGTACGAAGCAACCAACGAATGTGAATCCACTGCTGAATACTGCGCCGATATGGTGAGCGAAGCGCCTACTGTTGAGCCGAGTAACCGGTGGGTAAGAACTGCGGACAGAATGCCTGATATTCCGGGCAATGAAAAATCATGGGCTCATGTATCTGTAATAGCAGCTAAAAGGGGCAGCAAGAAGTCCAGCCCGATGATTTATGAACGTGCTGTTATTCGGGGTAAAACGGTCTACCGCTGGAAATATGTCTGGGGTCGAATTTACGATGATAATGATATTTTTGCATGGATGCCATACCCTGAAGCTCCAAAGGAGGAAGAAAATGAATAAAGCAGTCCTCATCAGCATTCGGCCAAACTGGTGCAAGCTGATTTGGAGCGGGATGAAAACCGTGGAGGTACGCAAGACCCGCCCGAAACTGGAAACGCCGTTCAGGGTATACATCTACTGCACCGGCGCCGAAAGCTGGTGGATGAAGTTGCCTAAGGCCGGTCTGCGGCAGATGGATGAGCGCTTCATCGGCACTTTTGTCTGCGATGAAATCTACAGAATCGACAGGGACTGCGTTGGGTTCAATTTCACGGCCTCGAGTCTGGATTTGCCGGTTTACACCCTTCCGGAAAACAACGACGAAGAACGTAATGCCAAGCGAGAAGAGCTTACCACTTGTCTGACCGATGCAGAGCTTTCCAAATATCTCGGTATTCACCCGGGATATGGCTGGCACATTTCCAACTTAAAAATTTGGAATGAACCCGTAAGACTCAAAGATTTTTGGGGCATGAAGCCTTGCAGGCATGGTGGAGACTGTTGCACTTGCCTACAATGGGACAACATGAAGGAAAAGTGCTGTGTATCCCGATACATTTCACGCCCTCCGCAAAGCTGGTGTTACATGGAGGACGTTGAATGAAGCTGACCCTCTACGGCGAACCGCGCACCAAGAAAAATTCCGCACGCATTCTCCGCACACGCTCTGGTGCCCCATTCGTGGCCCCAAGCAAGGTTTATGTGGATTATGAGACGGACTCTGCCTGCGGCAAATCAAAAAGCCGCGCAGCCCTATTTCTGCCCGCGTGAACGTGAGGTGCGTTTACTACATGGCTACCCGGCGCAAGGTAGACCTTGCCAACCTGATCGAGGCGACTACAGACATTCTGGTGAAAGCCCGCGTGCTGGAGGACGACAACAGCAAGATCGTTGCCGCCCACGATGGCAGCCGGGTGGGGCTTGATCGGGAGAAGCCCAGGGTGGAAATTGAGATTGAAGAAATGGAGGAATGAATTGTGCCAAACTGGTGCGAAGGAAAATTGAAAGTCCGAGGGAAAAAAGAAAATATCGTAAAGTGGCTCACTGAATGTGTGGCTGTATGGAATCCTGACGTTGAAGAAGGCAAGCCACTTTATGATGCTCTGATTTTCAGAAAATACGAAAGCGGCGTTTCCTATACCTACGATGATGACGAGCTTCATGTTTGCGTAAAGCAAGAAACATACATTGCCGGAACTAGAAGAAACTTTGTTCAAACGTGTGGAAAGGATTTCTTTTTTGGCGAAAAGGACGGAAAAGACATTATCGTTCTACCAGTGCAGGCGGCATGGGCGTTTGAATCTGAGCCATACGAAGAAATGTCGAAACAATATGGTCTTGATTTTAGGCTCTATGGATATGAGAGCGGCATGGAGTTTAACCAAGAAATTGAGGTTGTAAACGGAAAAACGACTATAAATCGTGAAATTACATTCGAGGACTACTACTGGGAATGCCCCGACCCAGAGATGGGAGGCTGATAACATGACCCTCACATGGACACCTGACACCGACACGCCAAATCCCAGCACTGGCGTGGACTACCACACCGTCAAGTCGTGGTTTAAGCAGCTTCGGACTATGGACGACCGAATTGACCGTATCCAGCTGGACATCCGGCAAGCGCATGACAAGGCCA